GACAATGGGCGTTTGTTCCCCCTTCAAGACCTCACTCTTGAAGGTAACCTCGCCGATGTAGAAGCGATTGCGCAGCAAGTAGGCGAGCGGACCGCGCGTGAACGGAATGCCGCCGACCTTTTCTCCTGACCTGAGGGTTCGCACCTTTGTGACGATCCCTCGCTTGCGCAGATCGGCCATGAGCAGGTTGAGGCTGCCGAGCTCGACGTAACGGCGGAAGATTGTTCGGACCCGGTCGGCCTCGGCCTCGTTAATGGTGATCCTTCGATCCTTTGTGTCGTAGCCGAGTGGGGCCATGCCGCCGACCCACAGCCCCTTACGTTTTGACGCTGAAATCTTGTCTCTGATGCGCTCGGAGGTGACCTCACGCTCGAACTGAGCAAACGACAGCAGTACGTTCAAGGTCAGCCGACCCATTGATGTGGTGGTATTGAACTGCTGAGTGACCGAGACGAACGACACATTGTGCTTGTCGAACAGTTCGACCAGTTTGGCAAAGTCCGCCAGCGATCGGGTCAGTCGATCGACTTTATAGACGACGATTACGTCGACCTTACCTGCTTGCACATCCGCAAGCAGCCGCTGTAGGGCAGGGCGGTCGGTATCGCCGCCGGAGAAGCCGCCGTCGTCGTATTTGGCCCGTAACAGCGTCCAGCCCGCGTGAGTTTGGCTGCGGATATAGGCTTGCGAGGCATCATACTGGGCATCAAGCGAATTGAAGTCCTGGTCGAGCCCCTGATCGGTGGACTTACGGGTGTAAATCGCGCAGCGGATCGACTTTGTCACGGTCTTCATGTCGAGGGCACCTTCGATTGCTTGTCTCGCAGCCCAAAGAACCGCGGTCCATTCCAGCGACTGCCGGTGATGGCGAACGCGACCTTCGACAGGCTGGGGTAGGTCTTGCCGCCCCAGGCGAAGCCATCGGCAAGTACGGTGACCCGGTGCATCTGGCCATTCCATTCGCGACTGAAAACGGTGCCGGGCCGAACCTCGGTACTGCGACGGGTCGAACCCAAGGCGCGCCGCGCAGCTGTCTCCGGCGTTTCGGAATGATCGAGCAGACGCCTATTCTCGTCATCAAGATCGCCGTACCGGTCGGCCTGCAGCCGATACGCCACTATGCGGAACAGAAGATGGCGCGGAAGGTGACGGGGTGGGGGCCTCCCGAACACGGTATGCCAACGGCTGCGAAGCCCCCCGACGTCGAGATCGCGCAAACGCGCGATCTCGATATTAAGCGTTTCACGGTCCAGCAGCGCAGGACCGATGGTTACCCTTGGCACAGGGATCAGGCCGGCCGCCGCTGTGCCGCGCGAGCACCGGGCTTACCGTCGTCGCTGCTCTTGATTTGGTAGATCCTATTGCCGTCCACCTTTTCCGAGCTGAGCTTCAGGTTAAGACGCTTGCGCACCACTCCGGCCAGAAAGCCCCGCACCGAGTGCTGCTGCCAACCCGTGGCCTTCATCATCGCGTCGATCCGTGCACCCGCCGGCGATCGAAGCATTGCAATGACATGCGATTGCTGGGCTGCGACGCACCCTGTTTGGGCTTGCGCTCGTTTTGGCTCTGCTGCGCCGACGTCCTAGCGGCAATGGCTGAGGTCGCTGCTAGAGTTCGCTTCTTGGCAGATTTCGACACTAAGATCCTCCATTCGGTAAGCGGCGGCCTGCCGCCGCAACCGAAGCCCCACGTCGGCGCTGGCGCCGGCGGGGCAGGATCTCAGAGCGGCCTGGGCACCCGGGATTGACTGCAGTACCTCTCGAATTGCGGCCGATTGCCAGTCCTTTCTGCAGGGCACCTTGCGGTGAATGCGGACACGTGGTCGCACGATCCAAGCCGGTGCGACACAAACCGGCCGTCAGAACACCCCAGAGCAGAACACCAAATGGGACACGGGCCTTTCGTTTCCAGACTGGGAACGTGGCAGGGCATCCCGCAGCCGCACTGCCGGATGCAGCGCTCGAAGTAGACGGCCCGTGTGACTTGGCCGGGCGGCGCGGCGAGCCCGATTATCAGCAGCCCGCGCCCATAACTTCAGATTATGGGCGGAGTTAGTGGCTCCTATCACATCGGCGCACTATGCCGCCACCCAGTGCCACGTCACGCGGCGCATGATGGCGCGAAACGCAGCGGAGGCGGCGTCGACCTGGTCGTCGTGGGCACCCTTCGGGAAAGCGCACAGCTCGTCAACAAAGTCCTTATTCCAATCGCTCTCAACCAACTTGACGAAGCCGTGTTCGCACTGGGCGGCAAAAGGATCGGCACGATTTTCTTTGTCGCCCTGCTCGCGCTCACTGCTGACGGAATAGCCACGCAGCTGGCCAGCAAAATAAGCGGCTTGGAATTTGCCGGCTTGTCCAGGGTCCTGTGGGATCCGGATTTTCGTCTCGTCGCCGTCCCAGCGCGCCGTGGCCTTGATCTTGTTCTCGACCTCCGCTGGGCTCCAGCGGCCACGAATGACATCTATGATGTAGATCAGGTCGGTCCGTGGATCGAGACCCATAAGTAGACCGACACTATAGTCTGGATCTGTCGTGGGGTCGGAAGCGGATGCCAAATCCCACGAGCGGACAAGATGCAAGCCATCTGGGACGTATCTAACCGGATTAGCGAACCAGTGGCGTTTGAAAAGCCCGCCCTCGCGCGCGGTCGGGCGCTGTTGCAGTTGGCCTGCCGCGGCGTGACTGGTCATCGATCCTGCCCAGCGCTTGAGAACCTCTTCAGGGAAGCGGTTCCTCCAAAGCGACTCACCCTCCCGGCGGAAATCACGCCAAGGCTCGCTTACCTTTGGACCGCCGTCAGTGCCATTGCTAGAATCGGTCTTCCGCCCAATCGGCCACTTGGGATTTAGAAAGACGTATGGATGGCCAGCCTCAAATTCAGCCGGCAGGCAGACGTGCATGCCGTTGAATTCCTTCGCCAGGATGTGCCCGATCAAGTCGCGCTCATGACTGCGCTGCATGATGACGATGAACATCCCGGTCTTGGGATCATTCAGCCGCGTCGGTAACACTTCATCCCAGACCCGGAGCGTAGTCTCACGCACGACGTCCGATTCGACATTCTCAATGTCGTGCGCGTCATCGACCACGACGATGTCCGCTCCGAAACCGGTGATCGACGAGAACGACATCGCCCGGCGACTGCCGCCGGCGAGGTTGTCGAATTGTGCGATCTGGGTATAGTCGAGACGAACCCGACTTCCCCACCGCCCCTGATACCAATCAGATTCAATGAGGCGCCGACAGGCGAGGCTGTGCTCATTGGAGAGCCGCTGAACGTATGAAATGTACGCGAACTTAACGCCCGGTCCCATCATCGTACCTGGCCGCACTGCAAGTCCATGCCCCTGTTTGTTCGGATCAGGGTTCTGCGCCCAAGTCCAGGCTGGAAAGAACACGTTGACACCGCGCGACTTCATGTGCCGCGGCGGCAGGGTAAAGATGAGCGGACCAGGTCCGTGAATCTCGCGACGCGCCACCGCCATCAAATGATCAGTGACGCAGTCGATGTGCCAGTTCGATTGGAAACTCTGTGGTTCACCGGCATGATGCCACGCTGCCTTGATGAAATCTCCAAGAGAATGTTCATAGCGAAGTGCATCCACGCGCTCGCGAGTTGTGAGCGCTGGGAGAGCATGTATGTCACGCAAATTCACTTTAGCCAATTTGTTTTTCATGATTTGAATCAAATCTCAATGTGAGGTGACGTTCTTGTTCCGACCTTTGCTCACCAGGTATTTGAGCCGCTCGAAATGGTCGATGCTGAGCGTGGTGAAATCGCCACCGGCAACGTCGATGATCTCGGCAAACCGAGACAATTCGATCTGCTCCTCCTCCGACAGGAGATTGAGATCGAGCTGTTCAAAGAGGCTGTCAGTGGGCGAAGACGTTGTTGGTGGCTGCGCGAGCCGGAACGTCCCGGTGCCGACCGCGCGCATACTGGCCTCGGCGCTAGAGGCCTCTTCGTCTTCCAGCAAGCCCATTTTCTGCGCATTACTCAAAAACAGACTCGCGGACCGGACGTCTCCCTTGGCGCCCTTTATACCATGCGCGAGCACGTTCGCTCCCAGCAATGAGAGCTTGTGTTCGGTTTCGCCCTCGCGGACTTTAAATTTCTTGTTCACAATCTCCTTCAATTCTGTCTTCACATTCCTCCGGCCCTTGGTGCGACCTTTCGGATTCCCGCTTTCGCCTTTTTTGTATTGCGTGTGGACCGGCGGACGGCAATAGCCGACGTCGTAATCGCCAGTCGGGCGCTTCTTGTTTGCGCTGCCGCTATTCGTCGCGGAAGCGCTGCTGTTATCCTTACTCATTATGCCGCCTCCCGGTCCGTCCCCGTTGGGGCGGGCGTCTTCGTGACCGCGACCGATGTCAGGCGCTGCTCCTCGACTTCCTCGAAGGTCTGCCCCGTCGCTTCCAGGATTGCGGCTTTGCCCGAATAGGTCTGCCAGCGGCGCACGGCGACATCGACGTATTGAGGGTCAATTTCGAGGGCGCGCGCCTTGCGACCGGTCCGCTCCGCAGCGATCAGGGTTGTCCCGCTGCCACAAAAGGGATCGAGCACCATGTCGCCCCGACGCGAACAGTCTTTAATGGCGTCCGCCACCATCACGACCGGTTTAACGGTCGGGTGCCAAGCGAGCTCCTCCATGCGCCCTGGACGCATGGTGTTCACACCGGCGTAGGTCCAGACGTTGGTCCGATTGCGTCCGTGTTGCCCAAGCTCGAAATTGTTGAGGTGCGCGGCTTCGCCGGACTTCCAGATGAAGATCAATTCGTGCTGGCTGCGGTAAAAGCTGCCCATACCGGCATTGGTCTTGTTCCAAATACAAAGGTTCTTAAGTTCGGTGTAGATGGCGCGACCGGCGGTCATCATCTCATCAATGTGCCGCCAGTCCATGCAGACGTCGTGGATGGATCCGTTTGTCGTATGAGCGGCCAGACGACCAAATACCGTTGTCAGAAAGTCGGCGAATGCTTCTGAGGTCATCTCGCCGCTCGCCATAGCGAACTCGCGATGACGGATAGCGCCGCCGCCACAGACGTGGCCGTCGATCCGCACGTTGTAAGGCGGGTCCGTGAAAGCGAATGTAGCCTTTTCGCTG